ATCTCTCAACGTTTATGTATGAATGCATACACAATGATAAATAGTTACTAAATAAACATATAATTATATAATAAAAAAAATATGACATTTTACAAATAATCAACTATATTATTTTCTTATACAAAAATTAATTACTATAAGTTTTATTTATTAATAAGCAAAATCACTTATACCACTTGATGCTTCTATTACTTGACATTCATCTTTACTTTTCCAATCCCAGCTCTTTTTAAGTATGTTTATACGTTCAATAACTTCATCTATTTTATCTTCTGGTATATCTTGTAATATATCAAGGATAGGATTTGTTTTTATATTGTCTTTTAAGTTTTTATATTTTTCTTGTAGTTTATCGTAATTGTATGACAAGTATTGGTTTCTTATATAAGAATCTTGATTAAATTCTAAATTGTTTAATTGTTCAAAACTATCTTCTATACTTGCTAACCTAGAATTATATCTTTTGTACATTGGGTACATCTTAACAAGGTGTATTACTGTTGCGTGATGCATTGTCTTACCCTCTGATTGAAAGTATAAAGCTATGTTTGTTAAACCTATTCTTAATTTCTTTCTTAAAACATAACATACTAATGCTCTCATCTCTACATAATCTCTCCTTCTTGTGTTGTCAAATATGTTAAGTCCAGATACTTCTTTTACACTATCTCCTATTTTCTTTATATCTTCTATATTCATTTTATTCTGCTCCGTTATCAATTAATATTTTGTCTGTTACGTTTGTTACTTCTTCTTTGTTTAATGTATATGCTTTGCATACTTCTTGTATCTTACAGAAATCATTAAAGTCAAATTCATTTAAGATCCACTTAACAAACTCTAATTTATTTGCAATTAGTTTATCTCCTAAACCTTTATCGTCTACATCTTCAATCTTATTATAGTATTCAGATTCTATATGCATTAACTCTTTTATAGTTCTGTTTACGTTGTTCTTTACTCTGTGCCTAAATAGACCAGTACGCATTGCTTCTTCTAAAAAGTGTTGGTTTACAAATGATGTTATTATTGCACCACTAATCTTTTCTAAATTCTTTTGTGTTAACTCCATATTTGGTAATTGTAATTGTGTTCGTTATAGTATTGTTTTGTTTCTTCTATCTTGTCTGCCAATAATTGTTCAAGATAGTTGTAGATGTAATCTATCTCATCATTTGATGCTTTGTATATTTCTTCTCCTTGATAGAAATTAGTTTCTAATATCTCATTCTTTAAACTTACTTCTATTAAGTATTGTTCAGTATCTAAAATTAAAGTTACTTCATTTGGTAATGAATTTATACAAAAATCTCTATTGTGGTACTCTGGCTCAATTGTTTTTATTAGTTTAATTAATTCCATTATTTAGTTTTTTATACACTTCTGTTTGTGCGTTGTTTTTCTCAATTATTATTTGTACTTCTAAAATTTCCATTTTATTTTCAAGCCACCAGTTATCACTATTTTTAGCATAGATTTTAATTAGTTCTAATGTTTCTAAAGTTTCTGGTGTTAAGTTGTTTTGTTTTCCCATTTTGTTTTGTTTTTAACTGTTAAATAATATTAATATCATTGATATAAACCATAAGCACATATAAGCCACTATCATAATCATAAGTAGTACAAATAAGAACTCTCCGAATCTTGTAAGCATCTTCTTCATAATTATATATTAAAGATTAAACCTAATAACATTCTTGCTATAAAATAGCTTGGTGCTAAAATCAATACTAAAGTTTGTAATTTTTTCATCTTGTTTTGTTTTAATTAATAATACTCAAATATAAAACAAATTATTTAATTAACAACTATGTTAATAGACTTTAACATTTCTTTAACATTTACGAAATTACAATACAAACAATACCAATTATAATATAAGCCACTATTGATGCCATTACTATAAATGATATCAGTCCTTTTTCTGTGCTTGATTTATTCATAACTCTTTGTATTTGTTTTTTAATGATATGTAATGATAATCTGATTTGCTTAACTTTAAATCCATTAAGTCATCCATTGCTTCTTGCCTTCTAATACAAGCTGGTAATTTGTCAATTAGTTGTTGTAGTTTCTGTATTAATTTTCTTTTGTACATATCTTATAATTTATTAATTCTGTTTTCTGCTATTTCAAAATACTTGTCATCTAATTCAATACCTATAAAGTTTCTATTAGTATTAACACAAGCCACTCCAGTTGTACCACTACCCATTGTAAAGTCTAATACTGTTTCATTTTCGTTAGTGTAAGTATTTATTAGATACTCCATTAATGCTACTGGTTTTTGAGTTGGGTGTAATTTACTTCTTTTAGGTGTGTTGGGTACGCTTTTAAATTTCAATACTGTTTTAGGATTCACTTTTGTTGGATTATATTGTGTTGGTGGTTGTTTATTCATTACTATATGGTTTGATTTATCACTGCTTCCTTGCATTTTGTATTTAGCCCTACTTAAACTACTTTCATTTCTTTTTGCTAATTGCTTGTTAAAAGTTGGCTTTCCTTTATTAATAAAGATACTTATAATTTCGTGATACTTCATAGGCATAAAAGAACTAGTAGCCATTCCTGATGGCATTGATTTCTCCCAAATCCAATCATACTTGTAATTTTTAATATTACTCATTCTCAAAGCACTACTAAAAGGCTCACTACCAAACAATACTATTGCACCATTAGGTTTTATAATTCTATTTAGTTGCTTCCACATCAAATCAAAAGGTATCACACTATCCCATTTACACGCTGTTGTTCCGTATGGTGGGTCTGTTATTATTGCATCTACGCTACCATCTGGTATTAACTTCATTTGCTCTATACACTCTCCTTTTATTAATTTTCTTTTGTACATAATGTTTGTTTTAGTTTTTCAATATATAATGCTGCGTCCATTAATTCTTCTTGTAGGTGTTGTAGCCATTCAGAGGTGCTTAAATCGTTTCTATCCATTGTTTTGTTGTATTTCTCTATACCAACTCTTGAACGTTCTTTATATGAGCTTACAACTGATTTAACAATGCTATCTTGTTCTTCTTGCATCTCTGCCCATTTTTCTCTTGTATTCATTATTTCTCGTATATTTTAGTTACTATTATTTGAAAGATACCAATGTATAATACTATATCTTCTTCATACATTTCAACATCGTCAAATGTATAATGCCTTATACCAAACAATAAACCTTTAAAAAATCCAGCTTTAATCTCGTATCTTATTAATGTCATAGTTGTATATCTTTGTGTATAGATCCCAAATAGCTTGGAATGATTCTTGTTTATTAAATTCTTTTCCTTTCATATAATAATTACCTTTTATCCTATTGCAGTAAACTTTATAACCATTGCCAGATACAACTGGGTAAATTATAAAACCTTTTTTAAAACAATACTGCTGATGCTGATAATTACAATTTTTTAAGTGTATCTTCTTTTTAATCTTTGGCATTTAAGTCCTCATATATATCAATTAGTTCAAGTGCTTTTTCTACTCCCTTTGCTTCACAAAATCTTTTCTGTTCAAATAGTTGTAGCCAATATTCCATTATGTCTTTTCTATCTCCATTACTAAAGTAGCTATCAACACAACTTCTATAAGCAATAATCTCTTTATTCTTACAAAGTTCCTCTTGTAACATAATCTTCTATATTTTCTGTTTGTAGGTAGTCATAATATCTTTCTGTGGCAATGTCTAGTTTTCTTTTACCACTATCAATAAATTTATCAGAACATTTAAATATACCAACGTCAAGTGTACTTTTATCAACTACAACAAATTCAAAGTCAAATGCTCCAAACAATTCTAAATACAATGCAGCTTGTAAGTCATAAGAAAAATAATTAGCAGACCTTTCAAAACCTTTTATATCAGCAGTTGTTTTTAAATCTATTACAACACCATCTTTTAATATATCTGCTTTACCTCTAAATGCTAAATCATTGTAAGTATCAATTGCTGGTATTTCAAATCTTGCACCCTCCAGTATGTTCTTTACATCAGTTACACTTCTTACTCTTTCAGATATCTTTTTTGCTTTATTATATTCTGCATTAGTAAATACGTTGTGTGAGCCAACTTCTTGTACTGCTAACTTATATTGCTTTGATGCTTTTGTACCTTCTGTAAATGTTAAATAGTCTACTTTTTCTGGCTCTAACACCATAAGATGTATAAGTTGCCCATCTCTTAATGCTTGTACATTTGTTTGTTTTTCTGTTAGTGAACGATAATAAGCATAAGGAGAATCTAAAAGTTTCTTTGATGCTGAACTTGATAATGCATTTACACCAAGATACCCATAGTAAAATTCATCATCCATCATTTTTTTTAAGATATCTTCTTTTTTAAATATCTCATTATTAAGTAGTTTTATTTCTTCCATTAGTTGTTTTTTACAAATGTTCCGTTAATCATTTTACCTTGTCTTGATTTAATTACATCATAAGCTGACTTAATACAATCCTCTATGTTATGTCCCCTTAACTTTGCTAAGTTAGTTAATACAACAACCATATCCCCAATAGCATCTATAACTTCAGGCTCATCATTTTTCAATATAGCTTGAGCTAATTCACCCGCTTCTTCCATAAGTTTTACATATTGAGTTCTAGCATCTCCTGATTTATATATACCTTTATCTTCTGCCCATTGTCTAATTAAATCAAATATATTTAAATTTTCTAATTCTTTATTTTCAATTAAAAAATCGTATGCATTTATTAATGATTGATTATATATAAACATTTCATTATTAAATTGTGATTTTTTTAAATTTTTTAAAATCCAATCAGATAATTCTTCACATATAATTATATCTCTTCCGTTTAAATCATTTATAACACCAAGATTTAATAAAAACTCTTTATTAATATTACTTTTTTCTACTTTAAATGTTACTGTGTGGTTTGTTTTTTTAATCATTTTTTTTGTTTTTGTTTTATTATTAGTTAAATTTTCATAAGTATTTAAATCAACCTTATATCCAAGCTGTTCTTGAAAATATCTTTCTGCATTAGATGCTTTTTTAATATCTTTACTTTTAAATAAAATAGTATAATCTTTATAGCCTTGCTCTTGTTCTACTCTTTTTTTTAGATTTTTTGTGCAACCTATTTTTATTCCTTTAATATAATATACATAATACATAATTTATCTTAATTTTTATACAGCTACTGGAGCAGTTATTAATTTATCAAATTTATAATTTTCAATTGTTAATTTTTTGTTATTGTATTTATAGGAAGGTAATTTATATACTTTAGTTTTTAAATAATCCAAAATTGATTCAGTTTGATTGTTATATATATGAGCATCTACAATTTGTAAATCAATTCTATTTGCTTTTAATTTAGTTTTTTCACTTATATATAAAAGTAATTTTGAAAATAACGCAACATCATAAGGTATTCCTAAAAATAAATCTCCTGACCGCTGTAATACAAACATATTTAAATTATCATTAATATCTACAAAAAATTGAAAATATAAATAACAAGGAGGTAATGCCATCTCTTCTAATTCACTTGGATTCCATAAGGATATAATATGTCTCCTGCTATCTTTATTATTGTTTAAAGAGCTTATAACAGCTTCTAATTGATTAATTGATTGACTATTAAAGTTTAACATTTGATAACCATAAACTTTTCCTAACTCTCCTTTTTCATCTGCCCAAGCATCCCATATTTTTACATTATTATCTTTAAATCTTTTAATGTTTGTTTCGCCATTAATAAACCAATCAAATTCTGTATTAAATACTTTTTGATATATTTTACGACCAGTAATCATTGGAAAACCATCGTTTAAATTCCAAGAAAGCGATTGATTAAATAAAGATTTACTCCCTACTTTAGTTCGGTCGTTTCTATTTGTCCCGTTTTTAAAAGCATTTAATAATATACTTTTATATTTTTTTTCAAAATTATTCATCGCAATTGCATTTTTTTTCTTTAAGTTCAAATCTAGCTCTTTCAATATAATTAACTGCATCCATTAATTCTTCTTGCAAATGATTTAGCCAACTATCAAAATCAGCAGGGTCGTCTTTTAATGTTGTACCATACTTTTTAAAACCTACTTCTGAACGCCCAATAATTTTATTAATTACTTTTTTAATAATAGGATCTTTTATTTTTTTTATCATTATTTAAATATTTTTTTTACAATATAATAATTTTTATTTACAAATCATAATCGTTGTCTACAAATTCTGGTAAACCATTTTCATTTATTGTAAAACTAAAAGTTTCAAAACCTCTGTTTCTACTTCTTTTACATTCAACAGTTATCCATCCTTGATTAACTCCATTCTTTTCTAACTTAATTTGTGTTTCTGCTTTCTTTTCTAAAAAACTACCAAGATGCCCAGTTGGTTTATCAGAGCCATAATTACTATGTATAATTGTAACAATATGACATTGTAATTCATCTGTCCAACTCATTAATTTTTGTATAGTTTCATTACATTGTTCTAAATTATTTACATCAGCAACTAAATCGGCAATTCCGTCTAAAACGACTAAACCAATATCTTTACCTTCCAACTTGTCATTTAAGATGTAATCAATAAAATCAACTCTATCTTTATAATTCATTGTTCTTAAAGCATAAGTATAATAGTTATCATCATCTGGCATATCATTCATTAGTATTGGTCTACGAAATACTTTTTGACAATGGAATTTTCCTTGCTCTGTATCAAAATGAATTATCTTTCTGCCTTTTCTATGTCCTTTTAGTAAGCCACTATATTTATTTGAATCACTTTGATATGCTGATACAAGTAAACTAGAAAAGAACGATTTCATACTTTTTGGAGGAGCTTGTATAAAAGAAAAATTACCATAAGTACCAATTGGTATATGATATTCTACAACATCTCCATTATGATTTATGTCATTGTAAGTACCACAACTTATTGCAACTGGTGGATATTTAACATCTTCACTAATATCAACATAGGCATCATCCTCCATAAGTTGCATAAACATTCTCTTTGTATCATCATCTTGTGTTTTTGTTTTGTTCGTCATCTATATATTTTTGTATTTTTTTCTTGTAATATTTACCAAGTATATTATCATTTAAGAATTTATCATTTTCTAAAACGTTTTCGGTAAATTGTAGTTTTGTTTCATAATAACTCATCATTGTTTTGTTATAACAAATATATATAATTTCTCTATAACAATTTTCTATTTCCCATTTTTTACTTTCTGAATTACTCCCTGTATATTTCATCCAGTTACTTTCAACGTAATCAACTCGCTTTCTTTTATATCCCTTTAAAGGTGGTCTTGTGCGTTTATTAAGTAGTATCTTTTTACCAATGTAAACTTGTTCTGTTTGTCTGTTAAGTATTCTGTAAACAAACCCAACTGCTTCTACTGGTAAATCTTCTCTTGATTTTATTCTTTGTCCTTTATAGTTCCACATAGTCAAAAAAAAAGGAGGCTTTTAAACCTCCCTTATAATTTAAAATGGCAAATCATCTGCTGCAACTGGTGTTGCTTTCTCTGCCTTTGCTTCTGACTTTTGAACAAAAGATTGTAGATTGTCTGATGCATAGTAAATTTTACCATTGGCAACATATCTTTTCTTTTCTCCATTATCTCTTTGTTCCTTTGTTTGTGGAATTGTAAAAGAAACATTTTGTCCGTAGTTACCTTCTTCAAAAATAGAAAAGTTTAATTTAAGTTTCTTTAACTCTTTTCCATCTTCTCCTTTCTTTGCAACTAGTTCTCTTTTTGCGTTGTAAGTTAAAACGTTCTCAAAATACTGTTTAAGGCTTTTAATTTCATCTAATCTTAATTCAACATCTCCTAATAAATAACTTTTGTTTGCACTCATAATTTTACTTGTTTTTAAATTTATAATCCAGTTGTAATTCCGTTATCAATAACACCTATAATGTGTCTAAATACACTTCTTTCTTGTTCTCCAGTTACATCTACTCCGTTTAAAAATAGTCTGTAATAGTCTTTCTTGTCTGTTGGTTTTAATTCTATACTATTCATATTATTTAGTTAAAAGTTCTTTTACTTCTTTTGATATTCTGTACTTTTCTTCAACTTTAGAAATGTTACCTCCACCTTTTAAGTATGTCTGTACTTTCTTAAATTCAGCAGTACCTTTGTTTAACCAACTCTTTTCAGTTGATTTAGCACCTTTTACGTGTGCGTTTGTAGAATCAGCATCTTTTGTATCATCAATCAAAAATAAACCATTTAAGGCATACTTACGTGCATAACTACTGGAACTACCAAATGACTGTGCAATGTCCATTCCTTTTCTGTTTGGGTCTATACCAGCTTGTGCTTTAGTATGTACTGAATCTTTACCATCAGATATAAATACTATTGCTTCAACAAACAATACACCACATACTTCTCTTACTTCGTCAGAGATTGTTAATGTACATTTGTGTTTATCCAGTAGAGGTTTAACTGCTTCTAGGATATCTTCACAACTTCTGTAGTTGTACTTTCCAAAATTGTTTCTTTGGTTTTTTGGTGCTTTTAATTCGGCTTGAATCTTTCTTAATTTTTCCATAATTTTAATCTATTGTTACATTTAATTTAATAATATTCTTAATACCATCAGTTTCTTTTACTTGATAGTTAATCAACACATCTGTAATGTTGTGGTCTTGATTTGTATGCATCTCTATTGTAGATTTTAATGCATCCCAGACTGAATTGTTTACTTTCATAATTATTATTTTTGTAAAAGTATATTATAATAAAATAAAAAAGTGTTAAAGAAATGTTAAAATTTAAAAAGGAGAGCTTTTAGACCCTCCTTCTTAATGCAAATGATAATTAAAACAAAACTAAAAAATACTTTATGGGAAAAAATAATCTAGTACTCAAATATACTAATTATTTATGTATTGAAGAAATATAGTTATTAACACAGATTAACAAATACAAGTTCTCCCAAGACTTATATTTATTTTTAATCTATTTATTGTTTTATTTTTAATCTATTAATATAATTATATGTATGACATACATAAATATAAATACTTAAATAGTTACTTAAAAAAATGTAAAGTTATATATTTATTTTTAAATAAAAAAGTGGTTACTTGTTTTTTCTTATTTTTTCTAATGTTCTTGCTCCAAAATAACCTCCGTAAACAAGCATTAGTAAGTT